GATCCATCCGCTGATCGCCAGGCCGTCGCCATCGTCTGCGGCGCGGAACTCGAAGTCGCCCTCGGCGAGAGCGAACGCCACCGACCGTTCATGGATCTGATCTGCCATCGTTCCCGCTCCCCTATCCGACTTCACTCATGCAACGGACCTCGCACGTTGCCGCTGCTCGCGACGGGCGCTACGCACAGCCTTAGCTATCTGGGCTGCCACGGTTTCGGGCGTGTCGTGCGCCGACATCACGATGCGCCGAAGCGCCCACCCATTCGCTTGCAGCAGGGCCGCCTTCTTGGCGTCCCTGGCTATTACCTCTGGCCTGGAATGCCAGTACTCCCCATCCAGCTCGACGGCGATCATTTCCAACGGGACAGCCAAGTCGATCCGGTAGCGACCAAACCTGAACTCAGGTTCCCAGATGACATCTTCCGAGGCGGCCCAGAGGTCTATGGACGCGCGCCCGATCTTGCTCTCCCTGGATGGCGTCTCCTGCACTTGGCGAGAACAGGCATACGAGCACGAGACCCGACGGACCTTGGCTACGACTGCCTTCGTCCGCCTGACCGGCAAGCCGCAAGCTGCGCAGGGGATCACCACGCGCGTGTCTTGGGATGCGCTGTTGCATGCCCTCGAACAGAACAGCCGCTGAGGAGGCACGGCTACGCCGCATTGCTTGCAACGTCTCGCCAGGTTCGTCGATACGCCCCGAGCTACCCTGCGCTTGACGGCGGACTTCCGCAGGGCCACCCTGGAACAGGATGAGGTGCAGAACCGGGCCGGGTTCCCCGCCTTCACCGTCCGCTCGGCGCCACACGTTTCGCAATTGAATGTGCGGCGATCCCGCCTAGCCAAGTTGGCGCAGGAGCGCGAGCAGTACTTGTAGTTGCCCTTGCCGATCTGCGACGGCCACCGCTGGTAGTTGTCACCGCAGTGTTCGCACGACATCAGCACGGCGTGGTTCTTCGTGTCGCCAACCTTGCGGCCAGCGTTGCCGTGCTTGTTGGAGCACGCCCGGCCGCAGAACTTCTGCTGGTGGTTGGGCCACGACTCGAAGGTGGCGCCGCAGCCGGCGCACGGCTTTGATACCTTAGGCATGTCGAACTCTCCGTTGGTTCGGCCGGGGCCGGGGCTGTTGACGCAGCGCCCGGCCGTTCTTGTTGCACCTGTCATTCTACCGGTGCGGGTTGCGACATGGCAGGTCACTGCCCACCACCTTGATTGCCCGATCCGGGCGCCTGCGTTTGCACCGACAACAACCCGGAATGCACGAGCTTCGACCAGTCCCCCGACGTCACCGCAGCGATCGCCGAGTCAGGTTCAGCGCCGCCGTCCCACAACGTCCGCATCGTCTGCGCCTGCTTCGCCTGCACCTCAGCGTCGTCGAGCATGTCCGCTTGCAACGCCGACACACCCGATGTGTCGTACCAGAGCTCGGAACCCTGCGGAGCCGGCACGATCTTCGACAGGGCACGCACCGCGTCGAGCCACAACGGGCGCATCGTCAGATCGGCAAACGCCCGGTGCGCCGTCGCATAGTTCGCGTACGTCGACGCCGACTCAAGCCCGGGGACGATCGTAACCACGATCGGCGGCACACCACCCGCCGCACAGATCTTGGCGAACTGGTCGGACGTGATGTCCTTCGACGCCAGATCCTTGAGGCTTGACCCGACCACCTTGAGATCGGCCCCACCGCCGATGAACGCGGTGCGGAACGACCGATCGACCCCGGCGTGCTTCTCGAGGAACAGGTCCCGGAACTCCTTGACGTCTTCCACGTCGACGTCGGGGGCGAAGGACACCACCGTGTTGGGGGTGGCGTTGTTCTCCCAGAACTTGCCGACGTACCGGTTGAACTGGTTGGTGTTCGACACCTCAGCCAACACCGGGGTCATCCACGACATGCCACGCCACCGGGCGTACGGGTCTTCGATCGGCGCGAAGTGCGCCACCTCGGACCACGGGAACACTTCGCCCTTGTCCGGTTTCTGCGGCGGCCGGTAGATCACCCCGACCGGCTCGGCGTCCCACGCCACGTCAGGGTCATCCGGCTCGAGCTCGGATCCGAGAACGATCGTGCACCACGCCGGGTTGAGGCGACGGACCCGGTTCTGCCACAACACCTGATAACTGTTCCCGAACGTGTCTGCGTCGAGCAACATGCGGGACAGCATGCGGGCCGGGTTGTCGAGCGGGGTCAACGCCGTGTTGGTGAACAGGTCGGCTGACATCGGCTTCGGGCCGGCCCCGTACCGCTTGAACGCGAACCTGGCCTGCTTAAACAGCTCGATCCGCCGCTGCTCCACCGCGAACACCACACCGTTCTGGGTGTACGCATCCTCGCCGGTCAGCAGCGACGGCCGCTCGTTCGGGCCGTACGACTGACTGCCGAGCAGATAGCTGCGCCCGTCGTAGCGGAGGGCGTCGAGCTGCTGGGCGTACCAGGCCGGCGGGAACGACCGCTCCTGCACGCCAGCGCCGGTCAGGACAGCGGCGAGATCACGAAGCCCCACGGCGCACCCTCTTCGCTCGCAACGACGCCAGACCGATGCACGCCAGACCGAACACTGCGAGCCCGGAGGTCAGGCCGACGTCGCCGAAAGCCACCGTCGCCGCGGCTATCAAACTCACCGCGCCGAGCAGACACAGGCCCGCCACGTCGATCACAGAACGCCCACCATCACCCCATACCATATCGGACCATCCCGGGTAGCGACATGCATGCCCGCCGCCTCACAGCAGAACGGGCCGGGACTTAGCGATCAGATCCCCCGCCCACAACGCCCACGTCATCGCCACCAACGGCGAGATGTCCACATCCGACCCCACCCGCGACCACTTCCACACCCCATCACCCATATCCCGCCTGCGAGCACCCACCACCGCCGACACCAAGCCAGGCAGCAAGCCCTCATCGCACAGCCACCGGAACTTCCCGTCAGCCACCGCCGTCACCAGCCGCACCGACGCCTCCGTAGCCTCCCGGCCCTTCAACTCCCGGAACTTCCCGGCAAGCTCCACCGCAGGCCCCGAAGGATCCCGCACCCAGAACTTCGGCCGCCACCGCTCATCCAACGCTCGCCGCCGGGCAGCAACCCAGTCCACGCCCTCACGGCGCTCCACCAGCTCCACATGCGGCAGACCATCCGGGCGCATCCCAACCATCGCAATCGACGCCCACGCCGCGCCCGGCGCCACATCCACCGCGAACGCCACCCGCCCCCCGAAATCCGACGACGGATCAGCCAGACGGTTCCACTCCACCAGCGGAAACAACGGCGGATCCTCAACCGGCTCCGGGTCCGGCACCCCCAGCCGCTCTCGAGCAAACTCAGCCGGCGGCATCGCATCAATCTCCGCCCGCACGAACTCTTCGCCGATCCGGATACCGAACGACGGATTCGCCTTCGCCCACGAACCAGGGTCATCCGGCCGGTCGACGTCAGGGTCGATCGACCACTCCATGAACGCCAAACGAGGCGACCCGCCAGCAGCCGCCCGGCGGCGCACAGCGTGCAACTGCACCGACGACGCCATCGGCGCCGACGACGTGTACCAGATCTGCGGGTTCGGCTTTGCCGACAACGTCGGCAACAGCGCGCCCATCGCCTCCGCCCCCAGGTTGAACGCCTCATCCAAGATCACGCAGTCACCGGAGAACCCACGCCCCGACCCACGGGACCGGGCCACGAACAGCAGGCGGGCGCCGGACTTCGTTTCGATCGACACCTCGTTGGCCTGCCGGATCTGCTTCACCTTCCGGGCCAGGTCAGGGGTGCGCTCGATCAACGACCGGATCCGCAGGAACGCTTCGTTGGCGGTCTTGAACTCATGCGCGCTGTGCAGGATCAACCGCTCGCCAAACAGGAACAGACCCGCCAACTCACGGGCCTCGAGCACCGACCCCTTGCCGTTCTGCCGTGGGACGATCAGCCCCACCTCGAAGGCGGACCACTTGCCGTCAGCTCGCTCGGACAGGCCGACGTCGAGTACGAACCGCTGCCACTCGTCGAGCACCAGCCCCGCCGAAGCGGCGAGCTCGGCCGCTTCCTGGCCGGCGGAAGACACCGTCCGGTCAGGCTGATGCAGCACCCTGGGCCGCTGAGCGCCGAGCCTGACGCTGTCGGGCGAGATCGTCACTCGCGCTGACCTCCGGCTCGGCCACGGCCTGTTGCGCTTCGAGGACTGCCATCAACTGCTTCACGACCCCGGGCCGGTCCTTCGGGTCCACGTCGAGCAAAGCTCCCGCAAGAACGGCCCTCATAGCCCTCAGCGCCTCGCTCGGCTCCCCAGATACCAAAGCGTCGTGCAATTCGCTCACAGGTGCCCTCCTGCGTCTCTCGTGGCACGCTGGCGTCGTCGACGCCCGGCCGGTTCTGAAATCCTCCGTCAAAAAAACCCGAAACAG